GGAATCACGGATTCGCTACCCTGTGGTCCAAAGTGAGCATATATATTCATATGCTTGATAAATGGAATATGTTAGTGCCCAGGGAATGGACAGGTCGACCTAGTCAGTTAGACAATCGATGGTCCCAGAACTACTATGTGCAGTGGTTAAAAAAATTTCCCGATACTTGGTATCTTGCCCTTTGGCAAAGATGGCCATCTTTGCCAGGGCTAGGCAAGTTAGATCTTCCATTGGGGTGTGATGGTTATGTAGTAAGCTTCCACTTGGAACCAGTGGATGTCGAGTGGGTCAATCAACAAGCAAAACGAGTTCAGGCGCCGATTATTGTTTTGTCAGACTCAGAATATTACAACTGGCCTCATGCCAGTAATGTGTATCCTTTTACATACATATTTTGGCACTCACAGATTAAAAAAATGCTGGAATGGTTTCCAAACCCTGGGTGGGATACCAAGCGACAATATTTAACCAGTGCCTTTTGTAATCGTATTACACAAAGCAAGCTGCTGGTGTTTACTGCATTGGCAGAGTATATCGGAACAGATCAGTGCTTGCTCAAACTCAGCAACTGGGTAGAGGAGAAAAATGTTCACTATCGAGAGCCAACAGGTAACAAATTGTTGGACACTCTGGCCAATATATTTTGGGACAAATACGCAGGCCGCCCCCGGGACATTGGGGATAACTACACCGAAGACAAGAATTATCAACAGTACACAGCTGACCCATGGGGTGCAGCATATCAACAAGCTGCTATACACTTTACTAATGAAAGCTTGCACTACAGTTATATGGACAATGATCAAGGCAGGTTCATTCGTCCCGGGCCGTTCATTACTGAAAAAACTCTTAAATGTCTAGTTGGCGGAACTGCATTTGTGCCGGTTGGACAATATGACACCTACGGTAGACTCTCACGTTTGGGATTTCAATTTGATTATAAATTTGATACCAGTTGGGACTCAGATCCCGGTAACATCACACGGTTAGTTAGCATTGTAAATTTGATAAAACAGTTTTCTCAGTACAGTATCCAGGATCTTGTTGATGCTACTCAAGAATCTAGTCGTTACAACCAAGACTATATCATGTCTGGAGAGTTTGCCCGCCGGGCACAAGCTGAAAATATTGGTATAGTTAGTACGATTTACCGACTTTTCATAAAATAGCATTTGGCTCAATTGTTGGGATTAATGCTAGCTTTTCTTCCAGGAATACTGTATAATATGCTATAACTTACCTAGGAGATTTACATGGACACTCGAGTATTTTCTGGCGAACAAAAAGCCAAATTGGTTCAAATCATCAACGAAGGCATGCAGATTATGCATGACGTCGAAACCCTCAACGCAGGTCTTTCGGAAACGGTCAAGGCCATTGCCGAAGAGCTAGAAATCAAACCCAACGTACTAAAGAAGGCCATTCGCTTGGCACACAAAGCAGAATTTGGCAAAGAAAAACAGGATCATGACTTGCTGGAAACTATTTTGGAAACTGTTGGCCGAACACTTTAATTAAATCTGCATGAGCTATATTGATGCATTGTATGATCGTGACCGCGATCGTATTCACTTGGTGGGCCGACGCAATGGTGTTCGTTATTACGAAGACTATCCGGCCAACTATGTGTTTTATTACGACGACCCCAAGGGCAAGTTTCGCAACATCTACGACAAGCCAGTAAGCCGGTTCAGTTCTCGCAACAACAAAGAGTTCCGCAAAGAAATGCGGGTACACTCGGGTAAAAACATCTACGAAGGTGATATCAACCCGGTGTTTCGTTGCTTGGAAGACAACTACAAAGGGCAAGACGGGCCGCCGTTACACACAGCATTTTTCGACATTGAGGTCGACTTTGATCCAGTCAAGGGTTACAGTCGACCAGATGATCCGTTTAATCCTATCACAGCGATATCAGTCTACCTGGACTGGATGGATCAGTTGATCACTTTGGTGATTCCGCCCAAACACATGAGTGCCGAAACTGCGCAAGAGATTGCTGCTGAGTTTCCCAACACGTTTGTGTTTTGGGAGGAAGCCGAGATGCTAAAAACGTTTATGTCATTGATTGAAGATGCCGATGTGCTCAGTGGATGGAATAGTGAAGGATACGACATTCCGTACACAGTCAATCGTGTGATCAAACTGTTGAGCAAAGACGATACCCGTAAGTTTTGCCTTTGGGAGCAACTGCCTAAACCAAGAATGTTTGAACGCTTTGGTGCCGAGAACATGACATATGACTTGGTTGGCCGTGTTCACTTGGACTATATGCAACTGTACCGCAAGTACACCTATGAAGAGCGTCACAGCTACAGCCTGGATGCTATCTTGGAGTACGAGGGACTGGCCGGCAAGACCAAGTACGAAGGTACCTTGGACCAACTATACAACCAGAACTGGAAAACGTTCATTGAATATAACCGGCAAGACGTGGTCGGTCTTGCCGGTATTGACAAGAAACTCAGATTCCTGGATCTAGCCAACACCCTGGCACATGAAAACACTGTGTTGCTGCAGACCACAATGGGCGCAGTGGCAGTGACCGAGCAAGCAATTATCAATGAGGCCCACGAACGTGGGCTAGTAGTTCCTAACCGTAAAGAGAGACTCAATGACAGTGATACACAAGCGGCAGGTGCCTATGTTGCTACGCCCAAAAAAGGAATCCATGAATACATCGGTTCCATTGACATCAACTCGCTCTATCCCTCGGCTATTCGTGCCCTTAACATGGGCCCAGAAACCATTGTTGGACAACTCAGAAGCACAGCAACCGACAACTTAATCCAGGAACGCATGGCCCGGGGCGATAGTTTTGCGGCATCCTGGGACGGTTTGTTTGCCACACTAGAGTATACCGCTGTGATGGAACAGCAGCGCGGAACCGAGATCACAATTGACTGGCAAGACGGCAACAGCTCTGTACACTCGGCTGCCGAAGTATGGAAGGCCGTGTTTGACAGCAATCAACCCTGGATCCTGAGCGCCAATGGCACTATCTTTACATACGAGAAAGAAGGTGTGATTCCGGGATTGCTCAAGCGTTGGTATGCAGAGCGTAAACAAATGCAGGCCAAGCTGCGGGAATGCACAGACAAGACTGAAGAAGAATACTGGGACAAACGACAACTGGTCAAGAAGATTAACTTGAACAGTTTGTATGGTGCTATTTTGAATCCCGGATGTAGGTTCTTTGACAAGCGTATTGGGCAAAGCACTACGCTGACCGGACGTAGCATCGCCAAGCACATGGATGCTCATGTAAATGAATGTGTGACCGGCAAGTACGATCATGCTGGTGCGGCTATCATTTACGGTGATACAGACAGTTGTTATTTTTCTGCCTGGCCCATGCTCAAGGAGGATGTAGAAGCAGGGCGTATGGAATGGAACAAAGATATCTGTGTATCCTTGTATGACAGCATTGCCGAACAGGTCAATCAAAGCTTCCCGGGATTCATGGAACAAGCATTCCATTGTCCCAGGGAAATGGGCAGTGTTATCAAGGGCGGTCGGGAGCTTGTTGCCAGCAAAGGCCTGTTCATTACCAAGAAGCGGTATGCTGTACTTTACTATGACAAGGAAGGCAAGCGTCTTGATGTCAATGGTTATCCGGGCAAGGTCAAGGCCATGGGCCTGGATCTCAAGCGGTCGGATACTCCCAAAGTAGTCCAAGAATTTCTAAGCGATATCCTGGAGAATGTGCTAACCGGGCACAGCCGTGCAGATGTGATTGAGAAGATTCGAGCATTCAAGTATGTGTTCATGGAGAGGCCGGCCTGGGAAAAAGGAACACCCAAGCGTGTAAACAACTTGACCAAGTATGGCGACGCAGAGCTAAAGGAAGGCAGAGCCAACATGCCCGGACATGTACGTGCTGCACTTAACTGGAATACTATGCGGCGCATGAACAGTGATAATTACAGCATGCAAATTATTGACGGAATGAAAACAATTGTCTGCAAGCTAAAGTCTAACGCTCTGGGCTGGACTTCGATTGGCTATCCCACAGACGAAATGCATTTGCCGCAGTGGTTCCGGGACTTGCCATTTGATAACAGCTTGATGGAAACTACAATTATCGACAGCAAGGTATCCAACTTGCTAGGTGTACTGAACTGGGACATTAGTCAGGCCACTAATACAGAAAATACATTCCAATCCCTATTTGAATTCACATGAAACTTAGCTCTATAATTAACTATAGAAATTTGTTAGCACGCCTGGATCCGGCCGACACAGATCTTTTGATTAATAGTCACCTTGGCCCAATACTGTACAGTATTGGGGCTAGCGCAGTGCAGTTTCCGGATTTGCTAACAGCTTAATCGTGACCGTGATCAGATACACGGTGCGTTTATGAAATTTCGATCCACTGTTCGAGAAATAAGAGAACAATTACAAGGCTTAATTGATCAGTTAGAGCCAACATATTTCACGAACA